ATCAAAACACTCGTTTCGTTCAGAGATATTTTAGTAAGTAAATAGTAATAACATGGACCCATTGGCCCTTGCTGCCGTAGTCGGTCTTGTGTTTGCCGGTAAGCGTTTGAGTGATAATTCCACGGCGCAAGCCGAGGCGGCCACTCAGGCTTCATCGACAACCACGAAACCCATCACCCGTCGTGACGTGGATCTCATGGCCAATGCCCGTGACCACTCGAAGGACTATTTTGATCTCAAAATTATGACCCCAGATCTCGGCCGCCGGATCGGCGACAATCGCCTCGGCCCCAAGAACGAGATCCCGTCTCTCCAGGACCGCTCTCAGGATGCAGGACGGTTTCCTTTTGGTCAGCCCGTCTATGATCTGTATAACCGCCAGAATGTCACGAACAAAATGAACAATCTCCAGCCCATCGAACGCAAGCGCGTCGGTCCAGGTCTAGGCGTCGATGCGGACGTGCCGGCTTCAGGCGGCTTCCACGACTTCTTCCGGGCCCTACCCAACAACATCAACGAGGAGCGCCTTACGACGCTCGAAGGTCGTAACGGTCCATCTGACGCCGTCGTCAAGAACGGTGGGACGACCATCGGTGAGATCACGCACCAGGCCAAGGACACCAAGGCGTGGTACCGCCCTCCGGCCCAAAACCAAGGTGAGGGTCAGGGGGGCGCCCTTTTGGGCCCAGAGGGTCGCCCGGATTTCATAAAGACTCGGCGCTCGACAATCCGTCACGAGACCGGGTCCCGCGCCGACGGCCTTGAGAACGGTCCGGCTCAGTACAACGTGGCTCAGCCGTACGCATCAGGTGGTGAAACATCCTACACCGACAAGTCTCTGACGCGATCGAGCGGTTACCGCGAGAGTGGAAACCGCCCAGAGGGGCCCGGGCGCATGAACGTCCGGACGGATCCGATAAACCAAAACGGTGCTCCATCCTGCCTCCGGTCCGAGACGACGGCATTCCCGGTTCCTCATATGAATGGCGCTCGTTTCCAGCAGTATCAGCGTCCTGAATTTGATAAATTTAATGAGAAGAAGGGTCGCATGAACCCGTTGTCGACCAACGCCTCGATGGACGTGGCGATCCAGCAACTCGACAAAAACCCAATTGCCCAGCCGCCTCTTTCGGTCGTCTAAAATAATCTAGACCAATTGTAAAATGAGCGGAGGTATCGTTCAGCTTGTCGCAACTGGTGCTCAGGACGCGTGGCTGACCGGTAAGCCCGAGGTTTCTTTCTTCCGGTCCAACTACCGCCGGTATACCCATTATGCTCATTCCGTCGAGCGCCAGATCATCCAGGGTCAGCCGACCGCTGGTGGCATCTCGACCATCCGCTTCGAGAAGAAGGGCGACCTGCTCAGCTATGTGTACTTCACGGCCCGCGATACCAATGGGTCCGTGGTTAACAATCTGGATTGGTCCAAGGTGATCGACAAGGTTGAGCTCATGATCGGTGGTCAGATCATCGACACCCAGGACTTCGAGTACTCTACCGACATCGAGCCCCTGACTGGCGCCCAGAACTTCTCCCAGCGCTACCTGAACAACCAGACGGCTTCACAGGCGACCCCCACGAACCAGAAGGCGATCTTTTACCCCCTGAAGTTCTTCTTCTGCAAGGACTGGTCGGTGTCTCTGCCCCTGGTGGCGCTGCAGTTCCACGACGTGGAGCTGCGCATCACCTGGTCGACCAACCTGGGCTCGACGGTCAACTTCGGTCTGACCAATCTGCCTTCCCTGTCTGTGCCCCAGGGGACGGCCTTCACTCTGTCTTCAGACACGGCCCTCAATGCCGCGACGTCTAACACGGCCAACATTGTATTTACCTCGTCGACCGGCCCTCTATTCCCGGGTATGATGCTAACGGCCCCTACCGCCAACCTGCAGACGAACGTGGTGGTTGTTCAGTCCATTTCCAACTCTTCCTCTAATGCGGTGGTCGCCTTCTCCAACACTGCCAACTCTAACATCATCTCGACGACCTACCGAACGACCCTGAACGTGTACGCCCCGGTCGTCAGTGGGCAGGTGACGGGTGCCTCGACGCTTACAGGAACATCTGCTCTCATTACATTCAACACCTTCTCGAGCCCTACGGGCGCCCCCGCGACTCCTTCCATCGGTCAGTACGTGGCCGGCCTACCGGTGACTGGTCCGGCGTTCGTGTCGGCCGTGTCTGGAAACGACGTGACGGTCACCTTCCCGTCTCAGACAAGCACGGTCGTCCCGATACGCGCCGTGGTGTCCTTCTTCAACGGGACCACCGTCTCGACCGTCAAGTACTCTGACCTTATGTTCCAGTGTTGGTCCAACTTCGTCTACCTGGACGAGACCGAGCGCAACTTCTTCGCCAAGGGCACTCAGGACCTCCTGATCACCCAGGTGAACCGTGTGACCATCCTGTCCAATCCAGTCCAGGAGCTGGCTCTGGCCCAGCCCGTCAAGTTCCTGGCCTTCCCGGCGGCGAACTACCCGGCCATCTACGCCAACGGCGCGGGCAGTGTGGCGGCTTCTCGGTACGTGCTCAAGACCCAGATCAACGGCGTGGATGTCGGTGAGTTCCGCTCCCTGCCGGCCTACACGGACGCAGCCCACTACTACAACACGCCCTTCGGTTACATGCACAACAACCAGGTGGCGAACGTGGCGATCATCAGCTACTGCCTGGACACGTCCAAGCTCCAGCCGACCGGTACTCTCAACTTCTCCCGTCTGGACACTTTCCGCCTCGTGACCGATCCCCAGCTGACCAATGGTATGCTGGGTCTGACCAACCAGGCCATCACCTCGCCGTACCTGTACGCCGTCAACTATAACGTGCTCCGCATCCAGAACGGACTCGGTGGATTGCTTTACGCGAATTGAATTTTTTTCCGCATAAAAAATACCAGCATCTCTAAAACATGGATACCCGAAAATGCAATCATTGTCATATTGATAGAGCCATTGATCAGTTCATCAATGAGTATAAAAAAACGTTTAAAACTTGTCTAAAGTGCCGGGAAAGAGGTCGCCGCCACGACAGGCGCCCAGAAAGACAACGACGATATCTTTGTAAGAAGTGCAGTAAGCAACCGAGTTTCAACTTTTCTGGTGAGAAAGTTCCCGTGTATTGTGCGGATCACAAAGAACCGAACATGGTGGCTGTGCGTGGTGATAAATGCGCCCATCCAGACTGTTCCAAGCAGCCCTGTTTTAATCTTCCAGAAGAACCCACTGGGAAATTTTGCGCCACACATCGATCACCTGAAATGGTTAACGTCGTCGGCCGCAGATGTGCTCATGAAGGCTGTTGTCACAAACCCATCTATAATTTACCTAGCGAAACTCGAGGCATCTTTTGTAAAGAACATAAGATCAGGGAGATGGTCGATGTCCTGTCTTTGCGATGTGGTCACGAGGGGTGTTTTAAACGGAGCAATTTTAACTTCGAAGGAAACCCACCACGGTTTTGTGGTTCACACAAGGAACAGGGAATGATCGACGTCAAGACGGCCCGGTGCGCCGCTGAAGGATGTCGGACCGTCCCCGTGTTCAATATAAAAGGACAGAAACGAGGTCTATTTTGTAGTGCGCATAAGTCGAGTGATATGGTTGACGTCAAAAACCCTAGATGCAAGACTCCAATGTGTGACATAATTCTACCTGGTTCAAGTACTGGGTACTGTGCGAGGTGCACAGCCTATATGTTTCCAGACAAGCCCTCCTGTTTCAAGACGCGGGAATTTAAACTCAAAGAGTATCTAGAGGCTCAGTATTCTGATAAGACTATAGTTCACGATAAACACGTCGAGTGTCACCGTTACAGGCCCGATTTCGTGTTCGATATGGGAAGTCACACAATAGTAATCGAATTGGACGAGAATCAGCATAGGGCATATGACGCGTCATGTGATAATAAAAGACTCATGGCTATTTTCCAAGGTCTTGGTTCCAGGCCAATGGTCATGATACGTTTCAACCCAGATAGGTATGACTCGGTCCCAGGCTGTTTCAAAAAAGACGGGGTTCTTTCAGGAAACGGTAAAGAATGGAAGGTCAGGACAGAACGGCTCAAGAATATAATAGACTATTGGATAACTGCTCAGCCGACCCGCGAGATTACAGTCAAACATCTTTTCTTCGACAGTACCAGTGGGTAACATGCAATTGTGGCATTGGCTACTCTTGCTCGGTCTCGTGTTTTTGATTACCTACAATCCTCGTACGGGAAATATCACCAAATATTTTGGTTCGGAAATATCAGAGAGGCGTCAACATGGCGACCCGATTGCCCAGAGAGAGACACAAAGCGATAGCGATCCCAGTGAGCACGGTGAATGATGTTCCCCACTTTTTGATAGTGCACGACAGGCGCTACAAAGAGTGGACGTTCGTTACCGGCGGGTGTCGCCGACGAGAGGTCTACAACCCGCTTCGATGCGCGGTTCGCGAACTCGAGGAAGAAACACGAGGCATGATCAATCTGAAAAGGGGGTCTTACTCCTATTTCAAATTTATCACGAATACCCCTGAACCACGAGACATCGAGGATGGGGTCGACGTCGTAAACGTATACCACGTGTACATATTCGACATGCCAATGACGTCGATCGAGCACCGCCATATCGTCAAGCGGTTCCTCGAGGAAAAGGACAAGATGGAAGGGGCCCAGGTTCCTTTTCGCAAGAATTACGACGAGAATGACGATTGTAAATTCGAGCCGCTCTCGAACATCGCAAGCCGTTCGAATCTATGGCCCATGATTCGCCAGCACGTCTTAGGGAACCCAGAGTTCACCCAGGCTCTTGGGACCCATAAGACTCCATTCAATTTGAGAGGCTAGTGCGCAGGCTACGCCTAAATAAGTCCTGCGGACTTACTAGCACAGGATGACTCGTTCAAAACTCGAGTTTGCGACGATCCTCGCGAGCCTCAGGGCAGACGGTTCGGATCCTCAGAAACTTGCGAGTGAAATGTCCCTTCGTAAATTGTGTTACGAAATTGAGAAGATTGAGGCGGCCCTGGAGGCTGCGGTGGCTGAAAAGACCCTCGAGGCGCCCGCGCCACCTCCGGAGCCCAAAAAGAAAACGTACCGGATCAAGCCATTCTGGGCGTTCCTGACCTTAGAGAGTTCAGACGAAGAGTAAGTAAGTAATGGACAGGTGGCGGATCCCGAGCGGTCCCGCTACCCATGTCCTCATGGACGGTGGAATACTATCCGTGCCGACTGAAGACACTCATGAGTTCTATCAGTCTTGTGTGGACCTCATCAGTTTAGGATCAAAATTGTATGTGGTCGAACAGAAGACTGATCTGTTTAAATTTTTCGTGGACCTCGACTACAAGGCTCAGGAAAAACTCAAGGATGAAGATCTGATCCAATTTTGTTCCATAATTGCTGAAGAGGTGGACGGAGGTCAGTGTCTCATTGCTCGGGCATTTCCTCGACCAGTCAAAGAGGGTATCAAATCTGGTGTCCATATTCACTGGCCAGATCTCATCGTGACTCGGACTCAGGCTATGAATTTACGAACAAAAATCATTCTAGGTCTGAGCAGGTACCACGAGTTTGATTGGGACAAAGTGGTCGATGCGTCAGTCTATGGAGGGTCAGGCCTTCGCATGCTCTGGTCCCACAAGAAGCCGAGTGGAGACCCGTACTTGCCGTGGCGCGGTACGGGGGCCGACGGGACCTTCACGCGCGAGTTTTCCAAGGAGCCGAGTGCCGATATCATGGCTCTGTTTGCCGTCAGGACGAGCGAAGAGGTGCGACCCCAGGAGGTCCTCGAGCAGACTGAGCCCCTCGAGGAGTACATTCAGCAGTACATGATGGGTCAGCGGCGTGCGCGCGTCAAGAAGGTTCAGAGGCACGAGCACGACGGGTGGTTTGTCCAGACGGACTCCAAGTTTTGCGAACGGATAAGGGCTGAGCACAAATCGAATCACATCTGGTTCTCTGTGTGGGACGGGCGGATCCATCAGCGCTGTTTCGACGAAGAATGCGCTGAGTTCAAGGGCACTGAACATATTCTTTCGCCATCATTAGTAGAGCAACTCAAAGATGTTGCTATTGTGGGTAGTCCTACTGGCAGTTTTCTTATGGATGTTTTTCCCAATGTCTCAAGGTCGTCGGTTTGTCGCTTATGAAAAGCGCGTCCATGTGTACTCGGGTCTCGACGAAGCCACATGGAAGGAGTTTCTTTTGAACATGAAGACGTTCGAGTTTCACCTGGGAACGGCCAGCATCGACAAGTCGGCCGCGGCCCTTTATGCAGCCATCGAGAATATCAGGAATCTCGGTCTTTTTGTTGAGCGTTCCGATGACTCTAATTACGCAGAGGAGCTCCAGACCATCGCAGCCGAACTCGGTTACGAAGGTGAATACATGTTGAACCAAAATGCAATGGCCCGTGGATTGTACTTCTTCCCCAAGTACTTAAACGAAACGACCAAAGACTACGCAGAAGATGTCCCTCCCGACAAATTCCCCAGACTTCGTGGCGACCAGTGAGCCGCCCCGGACGCGCTCAGGTCGCGTCTCCAAGCCTCCGGTCCGTTATGAGCCTGTAGAACAGGTCGAGGACGACTACTCTGACGCCGAGTACGATTCTCACGAGTCGGACACGTGCGACGAAGACGTGATCGATGATGATTCAGATGAGGAAGATGATGAGGAAGATGCAGATGACGACGGCAACTTGGATGGCTTCGTCGTACCAGATAAAAGCGAGAGTGACGAAGAGGGTAGTAGTGATGGAGAACCTCCCGTTCCTAAAGCAAAACGAACCCCAGTCAAGAAACGCCCCGTCCGAAAGTGAGTGGCCCCAGCGCCCTCCTCCCCACTACATGCAGGACGACGAGCCACGGGACGTGGCGACCGCTCCCAAGGCTGACGTTTTCGATAGCCTCAAGGGAAATCCGATGGCGCTTGTGCTCCTGGGTATCATCATCGGGGCCCTTCTTGTGAATATGCGCCCGGTCGTGATCAAGAGTTAGGAAGGTACGCTCAGTGTAATTTTAGTAAATTTGTAAGCCTTGTCGAGGGTCAGGTTGCTCACTGCATTTCCAGCAACATATCTGGTAGTCTGTTTAATTCCCGCCGCGTTCTCGGCCACAACGATCAACGGAGGATAAACCTTCATCGAGCTCGTTGTGGGTGTGATTGTGTGAGTCCCTGGGCCGAGTTCAGTCTCGGTACCCTTTATATCGTCCATAAGAATGACCTTCGAGACGAGCTGGCCAGCGACCGCCTTGGTGGTTTCGATGACTCCAGGTTCCTGGATCGAATCAAAATAGAAAAGAGGAGCCTTTCCAGAATCGGAGTCGGCCCCGATAAAGTCGCCGATCGGACCCGTACGGCCAGCTCGCACATTTTCTTGCAAAAAACCTACCCATGAATTTTCAAGAGTCTGATCGGCCGGCTCCATATCTCTGAATACCTCAAACTGGTTGTCGTACGCTGGAACAGTTTGAGATATTTGCGCCGGCGCCGCTGGGATGTTGGTATAGGCCAGGTAGGCCAGTATCACACCTATGACGAACGCCAACAGAATGAAAATCATTTATACTAATTTATGCTCGCAAAAAAACCTAGGCCGTAGCCTCGGCAGTCTCGTCACCCTCGGGAATGGTGGCCTGTGCCTTTGCCTCGGCCTCCTCAAGAGCTTTGCGACGGGCGATCTCGGCACTGACGCGCTCGTCAGCCAGCTTCACTAGCTCGGGCATCTCCATGTCGGGAAACTCCTTCTTCAGATCGTCAATCAGGTCCGCAGGGTGGGGAATCGGGGGCACGTCGGGCTTGGTGTAGAACTTGCTGTTCTCGTCCCCGGGCTCGATGTAGGGCGTGTCGGAGCCGGAGAGCGGTTTGGCCGTCATGTCGCGCTTGCGCTTCTCGAACATCGCCGCGGCCTGCGACTGGTTCTCACGATACTTGCTCATAATCTCCTCGAGCTTGTCGTTCTGGTAGTGGACGTCATTGATCTGATCACGATCCGGGGGGATCAGCAACCACTTGTACATATCAACCACGTAGATATCTACCAGCGCATCCTCCTTCTGAAGGCGCTTGGCGTGGCTGGCTGCCTCGTCACGGGTCGCGAAGCAACCACGAATCTTCATTCCGAGCTTCTCATTCTTCTGGGGCTGCTCAGGGCCGACGAAGGAAATGCAAGCAAAAAGCTGTCCTGGGACCGTCAGGTAATCTTGCTCAAGAGAACCCATATAAGAGTAACAAGTGCTTATCTTTTAAGCCCAAATACGCAATGGAAGAACTTCGCAAACTGCATAACAATTGTAAGCGTGAACTCATCACAAAGTGGGTCCCACCCGGATCGACCGTGCTGGATTGTGGATGTGGTCGTGGAGGCGACTGGCACAAGTGGAAGGCCGTCAAGGCTAAGATCTTCGCAATCGACCCGGACGAGGAGTCTCTCCAAGAGGCGGAGAAACGGGCCCTAGACATGCACTTGGGTGTATGGTTCCTGGGTCGGGGCGACATCCGACAGGCTGCGTTTGCCGGTCCGTTTGACGTGGTCTGCTATAACTTCTCCTTGCATTACATATTCGAGAATCCAGAGACGCTCGAACTTTCTCTCAAGGCCCTGGCCCTCTCGGTCAAGCCTGGAGGCCTCCTGCTAGGCATAACCCCTGAACTCGCCAGGGCCGAGGGGATGGTCGATCAGTTCGGACACTTCAAGGACCAATTTGGAAATGAAATTGCTCTGACCAAGGGAAATAGGAGGCTTCTGGTTAGGTTGGTCGATGGCCCCTTCTATGCGGATGGTGGCCGGGAGGAACCCACCTTGGACTCCCGGGTACTAATTTCAAAACTAAAAGAGGTGGGCTTTGAAAAACTTGTATGGGAACCCATGCTGACCAGACCCAATGGACTCGTGTCTGATTTGTACTCGAAATTCGTTTTCAAAAAGATCTCACTAGAGTAGTAGATGGACGCAGTCATCACTCCAGAGGGGATTTTGGCCGCCGGACTTTTCAAGGTCCTGATCTTGATAGCCGTGCTATTCAACAAGGAACCTGAAATGCTCACCGAGCTCAAGAAGCGGTACTGGGCCATGCTCGAGATTCTCAGGGAGACCAAGGATCCCATGTGGATCCCTGTACTCAAACCGTCCATAATCACGGGAATCAAGGGAAAAAAGGATGGAGTCATTGGTTCGAACGTCAATAAGGGATACGAGATTTACATCTGCCTGGATGGAGGCGATGTAAATTCGGCGATGTACGTGCTCATCCATGAGGTGGCGCACATGTCGGTGCCCGAGTACGATCACACGGACAAATTTTGGGAGAATTTCAAGAAGCTCAAGATGATCTGCATAGACAAGGGCCTCTACGAGGCCAAGGGTGAACGCAAGTACTGTGGGGAGGTTATACGAGACTGAGGGAGGTCCCGCAGGACCCCTCGGTCTCTTGACGGCCTAAAGTCAACGCCGTGCCATTGATCGCACTATCGACATCCCCATATTCTGCGGGAGCGGCAGGTGACGCACAGTGCGTCGAGCCGCGGACATGTTCTTGGCGAATGTACCAATGGTTCGAACGGCTTGAATTTCTCCGTGCGTGAGAGGGTAGGTGTTCAGGTTCCGAGTTCCGTTGATGCGGACGACGCGCCGCGCGAGTTGAAAGTAACGCTTCTTGGATTTTTCCCAGTCGGCGACGAGTTTGTTACTTTTTCTGTCGGCATTGCGTCTATTTGAAATGATTGCGTTTATTTCTTTCTGAATCTTCTGAATTTCCCTCGACGCGTACCTGAGTCTGGCTTCTTTATTAGGGTATGACTTGGTCTGAAGTTGATTCATCGCGTACTGACTCCTGAATTCTTTGTTCACAAGGGTTTGGTGGCGTGCGTGTAATCTGCGTTTAGCCACAGCAGCGTTCATCATCCTGCTGTGTAGGTTTCTGGATTCGGCAAGGGCTGCCGAGACACGGGTCAGGGCTGAATGGACCGATTTGAGATTAGGAGCAGGTCCGTAAAGTACGCGTTTCTTACCGGGAGACATGCGCATACCTGGTGGGGTCTTGAACAGACTTCCTGGGGATGCCATATTATAAGCTTTTTTTTTACAGACGGGCCTCTAGGCCTTGTCCCCCAGAAACTGCTTCGCAAAGTAGAACACGATGGCGGCCACGATGGCGCTGACGGCCATACCCGTCAGAGACAGGTCACCCGAGTCACCCGTGAACTTGGGGACCATAGAGCTCAGCTTGCCCTGAACGGGCTTGGAGAATGCAATCACTGCAGCCAGACCAGCGATGGCCGCCGTGAACTGCTCGTCAGTCATACCGAACGGGTTCTTGGAAGCGCCCTTGGACTCGGACTTGCGCGCCGTCTTCTTGTTGCCCTGGGTCGGCATGGGCGGGCCCATAACCTCATCCTGAATCATGCCCCCCGGACCCTGCATAACTTCCTCAATCGGAGTGGAAAAGTCAGCCATTTGAGATTCGTCAACGTTTTTTTCCGGCGCGAACTTCAACAGTCCGGTCGGGGGGCCTTCCTGTTTCGGGGTCGCGACTTCCTCGATGGGAGTGGACATGGTGTCAGCCCCGTTTGGATCGTACGAGTTCATTGAATTTTAAGAGGAAATTCATTTTGACTTTTTTACAACAAGCATGGTCGAGCCACGAGGGCGCGGTGCCGCCTGTGCAGGACCAGCCTGGGCCGCCCGGGGGTTGTAGAAGCGTTGGTGATACTGCCAGAACGCCTCTCCACCGACCCGGAAGTTTCGGCGGATCGGCGCCTTGTACCAGAAGACGCAATCTGTAATCTTGTTGGACTTGGCTGTATTGTCGAGGACGAGGCACTCGTAGTTTTCGGTGCAAGCGTCCATGACCTGGCCGAACATGTCGTACGTAGGAAACACACCAAAGAACGCCTTGTAGAGGTTCTCACGGTTCTGGCGGACGTTGTCTCGCAGAGCGAACACGTAGTCGACGTTTGTGCGGATCATGGGCGTCATATCCATGCAGTACTGGGTCGTCATCATGAAAAAGATCTTCCAGTGGCGACCGTTCATGAAGAGCTGGCGGATGCACGTGTCGCGCATGAAGGCCCGGTCGTACATGCAGTCGTCCATGAGCAAGAAAACGGCCGGGGTCCTATCCTTGCCCATGACCTTCACGAGGCGCTTTTGACGCTCTATGAGCTTCTCAATAGCCTCCTTATTGTAGTCTGCATAGACGAAGAGATCAGGAATGAACTGCTTGTAGTGTCCGTTACCATCCTCCGTGCCCGACATGGCGATTCCAGCCGGCATGTGCTTCTTGTGCCACAGAATGTCCGTGACGAGGGTCGACTTGCCTGTTCCACGCTTGCCGATGAATACGCAAACCTTATCATCACCCATAGAGCTCGGGTCGAATTTCTTGAGCTGAAGACTCATCCTGTAATTGGGGCGCCTTTTTTGAGTTGTGCTGGGGCGCACGGAAAACAATGTTTTCCTCTACTAGAGATGTCGGCTGGATACATTCAGCTGGCAGCGATTGGGCAGCAGGATGCCTATCTCACAGGCGAGCCCCAAGTGACGTACTTCTTGGGCGTCTACCGCCGGCACACACCTTTCGTCCTCGAAGCTTACGACATCCCATTTTTGGATCAAAAAATCTCTTACGGCCAGAATCACATCTGTCGCATTCCTCCAAAAGGAGACCTGGTCAGATCTCTCATGCTCAAGGTGACCCTTCCGGCTCTCAAGACGACCGGAACCGACTGGTACTGGCCGATCCCACCTAGCGTGTCCAACGCCGCGACCCTTGTTTTCAATGGAAATTATACCCTGGCCAATGTCGCCCCCTTTTCAGGTATCGATTGGTACTCGACTTTCAACCAGACGAGCTGGCTGAACGGTTTGGGAACGGCCGGAGTTTTCAAGCCCAACGTAGCCTACGTAGCCGGGACCAACAAATTCGCCTTTTCGAACGTGACCAACGTATGGGTACGGACATACACGGCGAATCAAACGAACGTTGGCGTCTTCTGGGGGCTCGATCCAAGAAACGCTAACGGCCAAGTGACCGCCGGCGGCAACACGTACTACATCTACAACGTGGGGCCGACAGGGCGCGCATCGGACTTTACACTCGAGCAGTCGGGATGGTTGCGCAACCCAGGTACAGGATTGCCCGACCCACCTGCACGCCCGGGTCTATTTTTGAATCTAAATCAGTCCTTGCCTGCTCCAATACCTGGCTATATCAACTTCGGTTCGGATGGTGGAATTTTTAGATGGACCAACTACGACTCGACCTCTCTATTCTCGGTGACTTCGGGGGGGCGCATTCACTTCACAGAGACGGGCCTTTACATCATGCGTGTCGGTCTAGGAATGGACTCGGGATCGGTCTCGAACGTCGCGTGGGGAAGTTCAGTAGGTGATGGCGTTCCTGCCCCCGTCAGTTTCACGTACTCGTACCCGTGGCGCGTGTCCACCAACCCTTCGACACCCACCGTATTTCCGATGAACATTACGGACACGAGTTCGAACGTGTATGTCTATGCATCGGGCACGGGTTCCAATTTCGTCGCCAATTCGTACATCTCAATCAACAAGGCTGATTACTACATGTCCATTAGCTCCCCTTACGGCCCGGGTGTCGCCTTGACGTCGACCGGTTCGACGACCATCCCTTTCTATTCGAACATTGTTAATACCGGTTCGGGTTTCGCAACATTCGCAACGGACGGTTCCAACAAGTTCGTCATCGACAACACGGGCCAACTGCTCGTCACCGGCACGATCTACATGGACTCGAATTACGTCTCGAACGTCCAGCTGATGGAGGGGGCGAACACCCTCTACACGTACGACATGTCGGCCCAAGGTCGCGACCCGACATTCACATTTTCGATGCCCGTGAATGCGTCTGATACTGCCCGGCTTTACTATATCAACGTCGCGACCGCCAACAACTTGACGTCGTCCCAGAACTTCCCGAGCGCGCAGCCGACCGGTCAAGGGGCGACTCGTCAATGGACCGTCCAGACGCACTTGGGTCAGTTCCTTATGAACGCGAGTACTGAAAGCTTGACCCAGCAAGCCTGGCAAGGGTTCAAGACGGGTGATTACTGGCAGGCGTCCACTCTGGGTCTATATTCGACCTCAGGCCCGTCTTTCAGTTACTTGGGTGGAGTTTCGACCGCCGCGCCCGTGACGCCCATCAACGGCGAGTGGTTGGAGTTGGGTTCCCCGGTCAATATAATCCTCACTTCGGTGAAGATAACCTCACCAAGTGCTGACCTGGCTCCAGGTGAGTGCTACATTCTGGGCAATAGCGTCGACACCAACTCCGGATGGACAATTCTCAACGGCCCCACGACCCTCACCAGTGTGAATCAGACCGTCACGGTTTCTGGTGCGAGTGAATTCACGTGGTTCCGAGTCGTGTTCACGAAAGCCTTCAACGGGACGGCTGGAACGAAGCCCGCTGTGAACTTGGTCCTGACGGGTCAGGCTCGTGCGACGGTCATGCTCAATAACACATTCTTCATCATCAGTCAGATCGGTACGGCCACAGCTAGTACTGCATCGAGTATCGTTTTGCCCTACAACGGTATCATGTTGCGGCCGAGCACGACGACCCTCAAATCTCCGCTCAAAATTACAACAGAATTTACCACCCTAGGCAACGTCTTCAACATCTCGAACATCACGACGGCCAATACGCTGAGTTTCAGCAACGTCGGAATGTACACGGTGACGGGGGCTATCTGCACCGCGGACCAGGTCACCTCCGTGACCGTGTCCGACACTCTCGGTGGAAACGTGACTTGGCCCATTTCACTCGGTATGCTCCCGCCTTACACGATCAATGTGCCTTTTAGGGTTTCGAATACTGCCGCCAGATACTCCATCAGCCTCACGACGAACGGGACCACCGTCGCACCCAATCTCTTTTCGAACACCTTCTTGGCGGTATACCCCCTTTCTTCCAACACGTCGACCGCGCCGAGTTTCAATTACTACGACTCGGTCGCAACCTTGGTCGTAAAGTCGGCCGAACTCAAGATTGGTGGTCAAAGCATCGAGACGCTCACGGGGGAATACATAGATTTGTGGAATGACCTGAACATCTCATACGAAAATCAGCCGGCTCTTAAACTCCTCGTGGGCAAGGGCGACACGGCGACGCAGATCCTCGCCGCCCGAACATACTACCTCAATTTGCCTTTTTATTTCTTCAACCGACCCGAACTCTCGATCCCGCTCGTGTCTCTGGAACGTCAAGATGTGGAGATCCACGTCAACTTCAATACCTTTTCTAATTTGACCGCGGTCACAAGCGTCGTGAACCCAACAATCGATGCGACGATCATCACAGAGTACGTGTACCTTTCAGAACCCGAAATCAATTGGTTCCGTAATAGTCGTGTCGAACAGGTTATAACACAGCTCCAATACGCGTCATTTAGACTTCCGGGCAATTTCACCTCGGGTGTGTTCAACCTCGATTTCAGAAATCCGATCCGTGAGATGTTCTT